CGCTGCGCGATGATGCTCTGCGGCACGGATTCCATCCGCGATGTGATCCTGTTCCCCACAATGAAGCCGCTCGGAGAGTAATGCTTGAAAAATGTTCTGAAATTGGTTAAAAACAAGGAAAAACGCCTGTTTTAAGAGTGATAAGTTGTAGTATTTGAGAAGTGATTTTCATTTTACCCCAGCTTTACCCCATTTGCCGAAAATACCACAGCGTTACCACACGAATATTGGTCTTACACAGGGAGTTGGCCTACGGGCTGACTCTCTGTTTTTTTGATAAGAGAATAAAGATAGGGTACAGATTTCCGCAATGGATTTCTGTACCCTATTTTTTTGCCAGCGGAGCCGCTGGGCAACGCAGGAGCGGCGATTAAATTGTTCGAGGGTAGTTTCACCTTTAAGATTTGAAGCGCTCAGAGGGGCTGTAGATGGCTTTTACAAAGGTTTGTTAAATCTGGTACATTTGCAGTGTCCATAGGGATCGCTATGCCTCAACCAATAGCTGCTAACCTCAACGGTGCGTCCACAATTCTGGCAGAGGCATTTCCAGCGAGTTTCATTACCTTTGATCCTTTCGTTTTTTACCGGCTCGATTACTTTAAGAAAGCCGAACGTCTGATTTGTAAGGTCATGCTTGATCTGAGATCGGGCGCAACCGCAGGATCTGGTTTTCCCATTGCGGAGACTATCGGAGAGGACAGACACGATGTTTCCGCATTTGCATTCGCAGATCCATTTCGCTTTACCTGGTTTTGAGTCTGGGTCTTTCTCTATTACTTTCAACTTGCCAAATGTTTTGCCCCTCAAATCAATGAGGGTGGGAGAGGAAGTATGCCGAAGACAGCCGCATGATTTTGTACCATTGGTTCGTAGCAGATTTGTAGAGGACACGACAACGGTATTGCCGCACTCACACTGGCACAACCACATAGGACGGCCTGGTTTTCTGTCCTCAACCCTTTTTATAACGGTCAGCATATCAAATGTGCGGTCGGTAAGGTCTATCAGCTTTCCCATTGAAATCCTCCTCAAGAGATCTTGATTTTTCCTTCGAGGTTGGAGAAAGATTCTTTCTTCTTTTCCTTTGTAGCTTCGGCATAGATGTTCATGGTAGTTTCAATATCGGCATGGCCCATGATTTCCTGAATGACTTTGATATTCCGCTCGTTTTCACAAAACCGCGTACAGAAAGTATGACGCAGATTATGAGCAGAAAAGTGACGAATCAATACAGGATTTCGCCCCTCTTGATCGGCCAGCACCGTTTCATCTTCGATGTAGGCGGCACAAATGCGGTCAATAGCTCGGTTGACACTATGAGGAGAGAGAGGGTCGCCGTAGCGGTTTTGGAAGATGAATCCAGTATACCCATCAACAACGGACTCATTGAACCCGACTATCTTTTGTGTTTCCCATTCTGCCTGCAGAGCGGCTTTGACCTCTGATAACATAGGCACAATACGGACGCCAGCGCTTGTTTTTGGTGTTACGATATGGAAACGTGCCTTTTCGTCTTCCTCATACTTTCGGTAGACCATATTGTGGTTGATACTGATGATCCCTTCGTCAAAGTCGCAGTCTTCCCAGCGCAGGCCAATGGCTTCACCGATACGGCATCCAGTACCAAGCAAGACAGTGAACAAGGGGAGCCAATGATTATAAACTTTGTGATTTCTCATATAGTCAATAAATGCTGCCTGCTCTGCGATGGTCAGCGCGTGACGCTTTGGCTTCTCCCAGTTGTGGCTCTTTTTGATTTCCGCCATCGCTCCGGTAGCCGGGTTGATACGGATGTAGTTATCACGGACGGCCAGAGTAAATACGGGGTGAATGATAGTGTGAATAATTTCCATAGAGTTAGGCTTAAAGCCCTTCTCTTTGATGAGCTTGTTATAGAAAGCCTTGACATCTGAATATTTGATACTGGCTATCTTTTTCTTGCCAATATCATTCCTCACATACTTGTTATACATATAGAGGTAATTGCTACGAGTGGTATCTTTCAGCTCGGGCTTGTTTGCCATATACAGCTCGAACAGATCATTGAGCGTAGCCTTGTTTTCGACCGCAGCCTTGATACCGTCTTCCAGATCACGGTTGATTTTGCGTTCCTTTTCTCTCAGGCTAAGATCATCTTTACAGCCCGGAGGTAGACGATCAGTGGAAACGAGTCGCTTGCTGTACACATCACGCCGAACCCCATCTGCATCTGTATAGCGGTATCGGTACGATCCATCCTTGCGCTGGGATTCGCCGTCTTTAAGGATACGGCCTTTGTTGTCCGTTCGTTTTAATCCAGCCATACTATTTCCTCCTTGTCTCGGTATGGGTGGTAAGTTATCAGTTACATAATACCTTAGATAATTACTCACGTCAAGAAAAAATTCACTATTTAGTTACTCTTGAAATTTATTGTTGATTTTTGTAGCCGTTTAATTTATAATAAAAATCAAAGTGGGGGAGGCGTTAGTATGTCAATGGCTGAGAAAATCAAAATTGCACTCATCAAGCGCAATATGACTTTGAAGGAATTGGCGACACGGATTGGGTGTACCTCCCAGAATCTCAGCGGAAAATTCAAACGGGACAATTTTAGCGAAAAGGAGTTGCAGGAGATAGCGTCGGCGCTAGATTGTTCGTTTGAAGGACGGTTTATCAGCAATGATACCGGCGAAGAAATCTAAAGCTATAAGAGCGTAGGGTTTTCACCTACGCTCTTTTTGCTTTCTAAATAGAAGATGTTTGTATAACATAAAAGACTTGTTTTATTGCCTATACTGCCTTGCGAGAGTTTTTGTCATCGTCGCAATAATAGTCTTTATCGTTCCTCCAACAGCGTTGTCCTAACTGATATTGCGCATTCAAGTCTTTGAGCCTCTGAAACTGCTGCTTTACCCAGCCCAAATCAAAGATGGACAGTTTTTTTATCTCTTGAGTTAGATATGCTATACCGATCAATCCAAGTCTGACTCCCTCTTTATCTTTCCACGTAGAAAATTGAGAAAATTCATTGATTTCTTCACGGACTCTACTCTCTAAACGCTTTTCCATCTTATATGCGGAAAGCACAGGGTAAGTTATAATCGTAGTATCTATGCGCTTTTTAACAAAGTCGAACGAAAACACATCAATAATGTCCTGCGCTGGAACAGCAGGGTAGAGTTCCCTTGCCTTTTGCCGCAAATCTAAAACCACGTCAGAAATTCCATTATTGCATCGACTCCTGATTCGATCCGGAATAACATCATAGCGATTGAATAGCGTTTCTATATATTTCCACGACCACTTTTTGTCAAGATTGCACTTTGTAATTTCGCTGCAAGTAACTAAGCATCCTTCGTTATGGCTGTCCACCAGTTCTGTCAGTCCTTTGTTGAGGATATTCCCAAATGCGTCCTTATCAGCTTCATCATAACTAATCGGTTCGGCTAATCCAACATTGCCGTTTGCGTGGACGTATATTGCACAAATCACCTTATCGTTAACGATTTTCACGCGATGATTAAGGCTACAATCGAGTGCATTTATAAAATACCTTTCTGCCAGTTCTGGATGAGTTTCTATAAGTTTTTTTGCTCTGCCTCGTAAAAGAATGGCAGGCAGTTTATCTGAGGGGATAACCGTGATATTAGGTATGTCCCGGCATAACTCCCAATAAAAACTCAGAGCTTTTGCGGAAGCTACTATATCATGGAACTCATCAGTGGACACACGCAAATACGCACGATTTCCTTTTCTAAACCCACAGAAGCGAGACAGCAGATCGACAATTCGTGTATCCTGAATCAAGCCATTTGTCGTCAACTCAAGATAATCTGTGTGCCATCGGTATTCGCCAATCTTATTAATAAGATACGCCGCCAAAAACGCTTGATACCGCTGTACCCATTCATGCAGTGAAGCTATCATATGCCCACGATCTTTGTCATTAACAGGGTGCATTTTCGCATTCAGCACAGCAACGGCGTTAGCCGGATTGCTATTTGTCAAAGTGCATACTCGCTCCTTATCAGAAGCCGTCCAGGTACCATTTGCCTCGAACCGCAGATATTCCGTTTCATTGGCACCAGAGGGAAAGGTAAGTTTTGACATCTTCCGCCAATCAAAGTTTTCCATTGACAATCACCTCGCTTTATTATGGGAAAGTCCTTTGTGCTATCGTCCATTGCATCACTTTGGTAAAGTATCTCCCGAACCATATAATTTAGCGTGTCAAAGCGCCAAATTATTCGACAATAAACGCTTTTTTCCGAGTAGTGCATCGAAACCGCCATTTGTTTGATTTTGGGGTGCTCAATTTACTCAAATCTTCGACAACAAACGGAAGAACATCGAATTTACATCAGAATTTCCGTATACACTGAAACTGTCGGTGCTCGAAATCCTTATCAGGAGCAGTCAGCAAATATTGAATTATGCGTTCTCCCATGTCGGTCAGACTGCCGTTTTGTTCGTACCCCATTCTTTGGCCTCCAGGGAACTGCTCCCCGATAGCCTCACGGAACCTTTTCAGGATCTCAAGATACTCCTCATTCTTGATGCACAACATCTTACGTGGATTATCTATATCGTCACCGCACATAATACGATAACTATTCCCCATATTTACGGAGAACCAGAAAAACGGTTCATAAATTCCCGCTGTAAGATTCTGTTTCCTTGCGTTTTGGCTGCGTGTCATTGCGGAGAGATTCCATAGGCAACAGTTACGGTAATTGTTATCTAAGTGGTCAAGATTGATTTTGTCCCTTTGAAAGTCCTCCCGCATATTTCGTAATGCCATTGAGATACTTGTGAGATCATCTTTTGCTCCGTAATACTCGGCTGCCCACCTTAACTGGTATATGTATGGGTCAGATGTAATTCCGGCCTCTTGGCCTGCTTTGCTCACAACTGCACCGATCCTGCCATCCGCTTTCCAATGCCACGACCAAATGAGCATTTCCAAGATTGGCTTCATTATTTTTACCTTGTCTGTGTACGTCGGTAGCCTGTCGCTTAACCATAAAAACACCATATCGTCATGGCAATCAATTATCCGATTCTTAGTAATGCTCATGTTTACCCTCCAGTTTTTCGATGTCTATATATCTCACTCCTGGTGTATTTTTGTTTTAATTTGGCGGCACTGACAGCGTGGTATATTCAACCGACATTATGCAGACCTGCACATCTTTATCCTCCGCTTTACTTCCTCAGCCCCCATTAGATAAAGAACTTGCCCCCTCTAAAATCGTCCTAACCACCGTCTATTGTCGAACGTTTGGGTGCTTTTAGCTCTGTCAAATTTGTCGAGCTAAAATTTGCCCTGAAACAGGTATTTGTCCGTTTATAGTCGAGCAAATCCGGTAATTCTGGTTCCGTCAAATTTGTCGAGCAGTCAGACCTTTAATCCCGAAAAAACAGCGCAAATGCCTCAACTCGCTCGAAATTGTGTCCACCGTATAGGACTCTCGGGTTGATCACAATCAGCCGGTCTTCTGCGTTTGGGCTTGCTTTATTGGTCACAAAGGCGACGAAATGCCGCTGCTCTCCGTCAACATCGAACACAAGTGAGCACAAGTCCACTACCAGACGATGTGCTTTGGATACGGCATACCCCGTCTCATCGCAAAACTCTTTTAGTGTCATGGGGGCCACTCTGGATAGATCTGTCTCCTCTGGGTTGCGGCATAAAATGTTATACTCCACGTTAATAAATGCCAGAAGCTGGAATACACGACCAAGACAGCCCTGTTTGCTCGTCGGTGTTGCCCGGTAGAGTTTTTGCACAGATTGGATGTAAAACTTGGTAAGCCGCTCGGTAATGTATTTCTGCTTGCCACGGAAAAACGTGCCTTGCACAACCAAAGTCCCATCACATTCCTGGGTAATGTACCGACCGCTGACATTATCCCAAAATCGTTTTGCGGTAGAGTCGGAAACATTGAGCACAGCTGGGAGATCGGTAAGCGTCATTTTTCTCCGTTCGTTTAACATGAGGACACTTTTATAATTGAGGTGGCTCACCAGGTAGATTAGTCTGGTTATATCTTGCGGTTTGAGTCCCTCAAACTGCTCTGAGCGGCAAGCTGATAAATAAAACTTTCCGAGCGGGCCGTGGTCTATGCGCCGTAACTCTTTGGCATTACGCAGCTCCCAATATTTTTTACGTCGTTTCCGCTCTTCCTCATCGGTCATCTGGATACCTTGTACATACTCACCAGTTGCAATATCAATTGGATAGATGGTATCTTTCATTCACCATCACCTCCAGAGATTAGCCACTCGTCATCTTGCAGTCGCTTGTTAATCCATGCTTCCACGTCTTTGAGCGTCAGATTATACTCATACCCTGCCACAATATGATCTCCGTCAGAGATTTGGTACAAGCCTAAATCGTTCCCGATACTAATTGGTGTTCCTCCGCTTTGGGCTGTCGAAACTTTGAGACAATATCCCAACTCTCTGAGTTGCCGGCGCAGTTTTTTCTCAAGATTTTTCATGCTGATTCATCCTTTCATTATGAACGCAAAAAAGCCGAGAAGACATAAAGGTGCCACGTTTGTTCACCATTATGTTTCTCGACTTGCTGTAAGCGCCCCAAATACGGAACGCATTCGTTATTTAATTTCTTTTATTATACCATATTTACAGCATAAACGCAAGCTTTTTTTCAAACTTTTACCTGCTCTTTTGATTGGAATCCTGAGCCTGCAAACCTTAAAAGTGAATCTTTGCTTAATAGTGTGTGGCTGCTCTTTTCTGTGTATACCGCTAAGACTGGGAAAAGTATTAAAACTAACGTATATTGAATTTGTATCAAAAGATATTGACTTCAGCACCTAAATCTGCTACAATCTCAGTATCAAACCTAACGAACGACAGAATAGATATAATTCGGAGAGGGTGGCAACTATGGCGATGTATGGATATGTCCGTATCAGCACGAAGAAGCAGAGCCTTGAGCGGCAAATCCGAAATATTAGGGCCGCATATCCAGAGGCGATGATCGTTGAAGAGGTGTACACCGGTACCAGCTTGAACCGTCGGGAATGGGGCAGGCTCCGGAACAAGCTCAAAGAGGGGGACACCGTAGTATTTGACAGCGTTTCTCGTATGAGCAGGACAGCCGACGAAGGAGTTGAAGCCTATTTTGAACTTTACGGCAGGGGCGTCAACCTCGTTTTCCTCAAGGAGCCGACGATCAGCACGACGGTATATGCGGCGGCGCTGAAAAATCGAACCTTGACCATCTCCCAGGACGGCAGTACCAGCGAGGGCAGATTGATACAATCCATAATAAGCGCACTCAATGACTATCAGAGGGAGCTTGCAGCCGCCCAGATACGGATTACATTTGACCAGGCCGAAAAAGAGGTGGAGGACTTGCACCAGCGCACCCGTGAAGGGATACAGACGGCCAGAGCACACGGTAAGCAGATAGGAGCGGTGCCAGGAAAAAAGCTGACTACCAAAAAGAGCGTGGAAGCCAAAGCGGTTATTATAAAGCACTCTCGGGACTTTAGAGGAGGGCTTGACGACGGTGAGCTAATGAAGCTAACAGGGCTTGCGCGGAATACTTTTTACAAATATAAACGGGAATTGAAAGCAGAAAGCGCGGAGGAATAACCCCCGCGCTTTTTTATGGCTGCTGAGTTTGCACGAATATACACTAAAAAATAATGCACAATATGCACAGAAAATAGTGTATATCTTGGCTGCTTTGCCAATAGACGTACACTAAGATTTAATGTATAATGATAATCAGAAAGAGGGAGGAAACGAAACCGGTCAAGGTGGACGCTGAGGCGAGAGCCGACCAAGAACACAAGACGAGAGCGGGACGGGATACGGAATGGGAAGCAGATGAGGCCACAGCCGCAACGCCCACCGCCACCGGGGACACTCCCAAAAATGAAAGGGCCACTACCATGAAAGAAACCACAAAGACAAGCAGGCTTGCCGGACAGCTTGAAAAACTGTATAACAAGCTCAATGCAGATTTCTTCAACGGGGAGCTGGAACCTCCAATCATCACGATTCAGAGTAGCCCCCGAACCTATGGACATTATACCCTTTATTCGGCGTGGAGCGTTAAAGGACAGGAGCGGCGGGAAATCAACATCGCAGCCGGGACGCTGGACAGACCGATTGAGAACGTGACAGCCACCCTCCTGCATGAGATGTGCCACCAGTACAACGCCGAAGTGCTCCATGCCCAAGACTGCAGCGGAAGCTCCAAGGCGTACCACAATAAGGTGTTTAAGGCGGCGGCAGAGGCCCACGGATTGATCGTTTCCCGCTCCGATAAATACGGATGGAGCCACACCGAACCGGGTGACAAGCTCATTGAATGGCTCATTAAGAACGATGTACAGGAAATCATGATGAGCCGTAACGACGTGACTGGGCCGAGAATTGGCGGGAGCGGGAACGCGGCCAACGGTGGAACAAAGACCTCGGGAGCGACAAAAGGGCACTACCGCCGATATGTTTGCCCCGTGTGCGGTATGATCGCCAGAACTACCAAGGATGCTCGCTTGATCTGTGGGGATTGCCTTGCCCCCATGACCGAAAACTAAATGTTAACATCTAATAGGAGGGATCAGCCGATTGGCTGGCCCTTCTTTTTTTGCCCTTACTCGGGATCTGTAGCGCTTTCGGCGGAATCATCTTCATATTCGAGGATATCCCCAGGCTGACAGTTTAGCAGATGGCAAAGCCGCCCCATATTAGGCCAAGATACAAGTGCCCCGTCTCTAAGCTGCTGGATGACGCTTTCACCTAAGAGCTTTTCGCGGCGGAGTTTATATGTGGAGTATCCGGCAGTTTTAAGAGCGGCCAACACATCAATTTTATACTTTACAGGCATAGTGACACCTTCTTTTTCTGAGTTGGAGCGGGAGCAGTATATAAATGTGCACCTTTTCCATTGTCCTTATTATAATACGGACATACACTGAAAATCAATGCACAATATACACAATAATTTAATGTATATTCTGGCGACTTTGCCAATATACATACACTATAATTTAATGTATAATGATAATCAGAAAGAGGGAAACAAAACCTCAAACTTAAAGGAGGACTAAAAAATGTCTACTATCGAAATCGTCAGCAAAATTGAAGCCCTGAAGGAATGGGAAGCCTTGGCCGAGGAAGCCGCTGCAGAGATTGAATCCCTGCGGGATGACATCAAGAAGGAGATGGACGGTCGAGGCGTCGAGGTCATCGAGGCAGGACAGTACATCGCACGGTTTACCACGGTGCAGAGCAACCGGTTCGACACTAAGCGGTTCAAAAATGAGCTGGGCGAGGATGTTTACAAGCGGTTCTGCAAGGAAACGATCAGCCGCCGCTTTACCATTAGCGGCTAAAGAAAGGGCGCATACCTGACGGCCTGGACAGCAAGACAGGTAGCACCCCGGTACCAACACCCACAGGGGGTGGGCAACCACAGTATAACATAAGCCCGCCCCCGGTTGCAAGCGCTTAAAGGAGGAAAGAACATAATGGAGCGGGACAGCATTATAACAGCATGGGAGAGTATGACCGGCAAAGAGCAACATGATATGATAGCCGCTTGCGTCTACCAGGTAGCACAGCGTGAGCACGGCGTACAGGCACTTTACCAGCACGGGCACAGCATAGATGAGTATATCAGCGAGGCGTGGTTGAAGCTCGCAGAGACGATGACAGCGGGCGAGGTGGAGCAGATCAACGCCCAGCGCCAGCAGGACGGCAAGAAGCCTATTACCCTTATTAGCATGGTATATAGGGCGGTAAGGGCAAGTATGAGCGCAGTGGTGAGGGCTGACAGGATACAGGACAGCAGGGATGGCGGGGAGCTTGCCCCCGAGCGAGAGGCCAGGAAGGACAGCACAGAGGCCGTTATTATAGCGGTTGACCTTCAGCGGTTCATGGAACAGAGAGACAGCAGGGATAAGAGCATAGCGGCACTTATTGGCAAGGGATTGACGGAAAGGCAAATAGGAGAGGCCATAGGTATCAGCGGGCCAGCAGTGCATAAACGGATAGCGCGGATGAGAAAAGAATTGATTAAGGCCACGGCATAAGCTGAAGCCCAGCGGCGAGGGCTTGAAAATATCGCCACACAATATACACAAATATTTAATGTATATTTAGAGATTGTGCCGATAGACATACATTAAAATATAGTGTATAATGATGATCAGAGCAGAAGAAAGGAGTATAAGGATGGTAGTAATAATTATCTATCTTGCGGTATTCGCTGGGGGATTTGGTGTGGTGCTACTGAAAGAGTGTCTGAAAGAGTATCGCCGACAGACGCGCGGACTGACTTTGGATGAGCAATTCCAACGGACTATGGCTGATCTTGACCGGGATGTTCGCGAGAACATCAATACGGGTGTTGTGAGACTGCGGCAGGAGTGCAGGAGGATGGAAGGACAAAAGCAGCGCAACGCCGAGATGCGACAGAAGTACCCGGAGTTGTACCAATAAATTATTAGGAGGTTTATGAAATGTACATCAAGAACAATATGACCGATACCGAGGGCTTTGCCTTGGATACTGCCCGCATCGGCAACACCAGCACCAGCAAAACAAAGATCGTACTACCCTATAATGGCTCGTTGCCTGTTGATCTCCGCGGTACCACCAGTGCGGCCATTGTCATCACGCTCCAGGTGGGGTTGACCGTCAACATCCTTTTGACCGTCGAGCGGGACAGGAGAAAATACCGCTATCCCGTCAAGGCCACGCCGGAAGAGATTGACCACATCTTGCAGTCCTTCTTTTTCGATGCGGACGGCCAAACCAGACGCAGCACCGGCCTGGATCGCTACAGTCTGGGACTCTGGCAGGGAAGCTACATTAACTGGCGTCGGCTTGTGCTGGAGGAACACGGGCTTGACAATCTTCTTTTCCAACTTGCCCCCGCTGCCGTCGAAAGAGTGTTGCAGCATATCAGACACAGCGAAACGGCATAACGCCTCAAAAGGCAAGCGCCCCCGGTTCGCGCCGGGGGCTTTGCTTTGCCGAGGGAGCAAGGAGAGGCCCGCCACACCGGGGGAGCCATCACATTTTCAAAACCACATTTTATCTGATATATGCTCCCAGTACCTTTCTTCTATTGCGTACCCTTAAAAATGTTCAAAAGTTAGGACTTCGAGCGGACGCCTCCTTATCCCAAGGGGGATATCTTACATTTCAGTAAAAAGGGACTCCTACCCACCCGCTCAATCTGCTCTTGGTTACGGCTCTATAATTTCGGCCTATCTGTATTGCTTTAGCACCATGTTAATAAGCTCAACCGCCTCTCCACGGGTTATCACATCGTCGGGGACAATCTCGGCACTGTCCTCAATCCATCCGAGAGCAACAGCCGTTTCAATGGCCGGCCTCGCCCATCCATCATATCGGATATGCTGTAAGGCGCATTCCTGTCGCTCCACAAAGCGCCCCAGCACGGTCAAGAGCTGTACCCATGTTGTCGGACTGTCAGGCGCAAAATATCCGTTGCCTGTACCTCCAACAACGCCAGCATCAGCCAGCGTCAGCACAAAGGGCGCATACCAAGCACTGGCATCCACATCGGTAAAGGAGCTGGATGGCACACTTAACGCAGCCACGCTCTCATCATCCAACAGCCGATATACTATGGTTGCCATTTGCGCACGTGAAAGTGAATCATCCTCATGGAGTAAGCCATCCCCATACCCTTGTAGTTTAGCCGAGCGAGATGTATCAATCACAGCGTTATTGCAAATCAGAGAGGGAGCGGGCTGCGGCTCTGGTTCAACGGGCTTTGTAGGACGCACTGGACGATATACAGGCGGCTCATAATCATCATCGCTGCTATCAGGCTTGTCCTGCGGCCCTTCAGGCGTTGTAGGCGATTCTTCAGGTTCAATGGGTGCATCTCCATCCTCGCCGTTATCGGGCTGTTCTGGCGGCTCTGAGGGTGTTTCGGGGGTGTCTGGTTCTTCATCGGGATTATCAGGTTCTTCAGGTGCAAAATACTCCGCTGCCTGTTCATCTGTCAAGAAAATTAGCTTTGCGGTACTTGCGTAATCGGTAAGCGGCAATACAATCTTTTCGCCTGTGGACTCTTCATAGTATCCTGTGCCGTCCCGCGGATCATCGGTCATGGTCAGTATACCCAAAGATAGAATATCAGTACCAAACGTTTTATTTTCAATTTGGTTTTCACTAAATTGGCAATCGGTAATTGTCAGATCACCGCTACAATATACACCACCGCCTGAAACGGCTTTATTACCTGTAAAAATACAATTATCAAGTATAAGTGTACTGCTACTGTAAATTGCGCCTCCTTGAGTTAAAGAAGAATTATCTGTAAATCCACTATCCGTAATGGTCAAAGTAAGCCCATTAGTACATACTATTGCGCTTTTTGTAGCTCCATCAAAATAGCAACTATCAATTCTGACTTGATTTGGATAGTTTATTCCGCCATACGCATTTATGAAAGATTGCGTATTCATAGAATTGCCTATAAATTGACAATTCTTTATTTCAATAGCTGTTTCCCAGGATGAAACACAAATAATTGTAGAATCCGTTGGTTCCTCAAAAATGAACCCAGATATTTTTGCGCCATTATAAAGGCGGATAAGAGTACCTGAAGGATATGTATCGGATCTTATGATGACAATGCGCTTGTTTGTTTCCAATGTTACAGCGTCAAGCGTGATTTCTTCTGATATAGCAATGGTATCCCCATCCTTTGCGGCAGCAATAGCGGCTTGCAGTTCTTCCAGTGTAGAAACTGTGGGGGCTGTTTGATCTTCTTGATCTTGCGGCTGTTCGCCGCAATCTGTACCCTCTGCCGCAAATGCGCTTGTAGCCATAGATAGCACAAGCGTAAAAACAAGCAAAAGGCTTAACATCTTTTTCATGTTTGCATATCCTCCAGTTTTTGATTTTTCGCAGTCATGGAGGCTACAAGATTACTGATTGCTGCCGCCTCTGCGGTAGTAAGGCCGGATATATCCAGCATTCTTACATCTTGCCGCCCCAAAAGATAGTCAGTGCTCACACGGTAGAGATTTGCCAGCCGGATCAGTACATCATAAGAGGGTTGCCGTATGTCCGTCTCATATGCCGAGATTGCCCCCTTGGAAACACCCACCAACCGCGCCACTTGGTCTTGCCGCAGCCGCTTGTCCAGTCTTAGTTGCCTTAAACGTACAGAAAGATCAATAATCATGTGCATTACCTCCATGCACATGGTACAGGATAGCATATTATGAACAACTCACCGAAAACTACCGTCTACGATTGGAAAACACTGAAATATGGAGAAAAAGCCACCTCTTTCGAGATGGCTTTTGATAATAAGATTTTTCAATTAAGATGCCTTTTCATTTACATCATTACAGAGAAGCAACTGGATGTGAGCGATGGTATCGTTTGTATCATTTATAGTCCAACTTAACTTGATGTATATACCCTCTACCAGGCTCCAGCAACATTCATAATCGTGGAAGAAGGTCTCTGTGGTTTCGATTATTTTTCCGTGGGGGATACTTAGAGCGTTATCTATTTGTTCTTTTAATTCGTCCACGTCGTTAAGTGTAGCGATATACTCAGTCCCGAGAGTATAAGCATTTGTACCGTCGTAATAGGATTGCCCGTCAGACCAAAAGAAATTGATTTGCCAGATTTTTTCATTCTCCGGGTAGAACAAAAAAGTTGCTGTACCTTCTAAGTCTCCCGCATTCGCAACACAGGATACTTCTTTTGCACCGCTTTTGTATGTGAAAGTGGAAAAATCGCCACATTCTTTCCTAATTATCGTCAATAGTTGAGAGTAATGCTCATCTGAGCAGATGAGCTGCAACGGAATACCGTCAACAATAGAACATAATCCGTCACCAAACTGTGCTTTTATCCGCCGATTATAGTAGGATGCTTCGTCAAGCTCGGTAACAACGCCATCCACTTTTGATATTTCTACATAGCTTTTTGCAGTATTCCGATTGTATCCACCGAAGCTGTTTTGCGCAGAATAGTCAACAATAATCGTACCAAAATAGGCAGTATCATTTTCAAAACTTTCCCCGTCGAGATTCGCACTGTGTACTTGCAAGGACTCGGGATTTTTCAAGCGGTCTTTTAATGCTGTTTCCACTGCGGCAACGGCTATTTCTGTATAGCTGATGTCTTCTTGATTAGCTCCCGAATTAACATTACTTTCTGCGCACGCTGAACATAAGAGAAGTAACACGGAGAGGGCACAACAGAACCAGGCGAACCGTTTCGGGTTTATCATGGGCGTCTCCTTTCACCGTTTGATAGCGGTTTGGATTTATACCATAATTATAGCTTCTTTCCACCTAAAGTCAACTTTTGGTTTATCTAAAGTCTCCTAAAAGCGGTTTCTTCGCTGGTACACTATTGGCGGGAGGGGGAATAGCTTATGGTTGACTGCTCTGAAAAACTGCGGGCACTCCGTGAAGCAAGAAAATTGACACAACTGCAGGTAGCAAACAGGGTCGGCGTCTCAAAAACCATGATTTCTGCTTATGAGACGGCAAGCAAAGCTCCCTCTATTGAAGTTTTGATTCGCCTTTCACGGTTATATGGTGTTAGCGTTGATTATTTGGTTTGCGTGGATGCTCCAAAGGTTGTTGACGTGTCAACTCTGGACGATGATACGGTTGCCTTGGTATCGGCACTCGTGGGAAAACTAAAGGGCAGAACTGAGTGAGCAGCGATTATAAAGGGATGCTTTTGGCATCCCTCTTTTTTCGTCATAGCCTCTATTTGACACGGGGAAACAGGGCGTGTATAATATATAATGTGCTACCATCTGATGTGTATTCAAAACGGCACGGGAGTTACCCCAAATTTTACCCCATTTGCCTATCCTATGACGGGGTAAGATAAAACATGATGGAAAGTAAAATCCAGTGTTATTAGGGGATCGAGGGGAAGATGAGGCGTGATGAAACATGACAAAGTTGTGCTCTTCAAAATCCCCACGATGAAGCCCCAGAGCTAAGAAAGCGTTGTGGCACAACGGTTACAGGTGATGCAGCCTCTGGTTTAACACCACTTTTACACCAATTCACTTTGAATTCAACATGGCTACTAAGGAGTGCCCCGTCTTTGACGGGGTGCTTTCTTTAGCCATCATACATATATCAGCGTAAAAAATAAGGGCAGGTTTGGGAAATCAAAATCCCATTCCTGCCCTTTTCTTTTTAGCAAAATCTGTCCCGAAAAATATATAGTATTCGAGACAACGCACAAAAAAATGAGAGCGTGCTTCAACAGCAGCTCTCATATATCTTGTCTATTTGACATTTACACCGAAGTCCTTTATAATGGCTTTTGTGGAATCCACCGTCCGCGTCGAGTTTCCGGGTTCAGTCATAGCCCATCTCCTTTGTAGACGGTGTACGGTTAAAAAGACGGTTGCCTGCTATCCCGCGAGTGCGGAGAGAAAGGTGAATGTAGAGCCCTCGCGGGAAATTTATTTCTCGGGGAGGTGATACATACGCTTCAAGAAGTTTTTTGGATTGCGTCTATCTGCTGGATTCTTATCCAAGCATGGGACAAGTTCCATAACAGAAAGAAGTGAGCCGTCTGCCGCTAACAGATGGCTCACTGAGTGTTGGGGTTAATCCCCAGTTTCAGATGTAGGTATCAACTTGTGGCAACCGTCTGGGTTTCCACCGCAGGGGGCGCTTGTTACCAGCAGGCGCTCTCTGTGTTATTATTATAGACTACTTCAACGGTATTTGTCAAATGAATTTTCTGTTAGCGTTTTCTTTCAGATTTCTCCTACGTCAGCCTGTGGGAACCGCATAACCCTTAGTCAAGCTCCGCAAGTGTACGGATGCTGACCCCATCACTTGCTTCAACGCTATGGCTGACAGTCCTGCTGCAGCCTGCTCATAGAATATTTACACCCACAAAATATTCTTAGATATTATTTTCCAAATGCGATGATTGCGCCAATGATGCCAGATACAAGCAAGGTAGAGATGCAAGTAATGATTGCAACCTTGACAGTATTGACATTGTTGGCGATTTGCTTATACGGTTTGTTCTCGGTTTCATTAACCTTCTCAGACAATTTACGTTCGGTCTCCTGCCATGCTTTTGCTTGCGCATCTACCTTACGATTGGTGTCATCCACCTTGCCCTCGATATTACTGACACGCTGTGCAATGAGCTCGACGGAAGTAGCGATTTTATAGATAGCCTTCTGCTCACTCTGGATTTCCTTCAGCTCACCTTCTAAGTTGTCAATTCTGTGTGTATTGGACTTGCATCGCTGCTCAGTCTCAATTAACAGTACGGTCTCTTGCTCGGTCATAAGAGAAACCTCCTCGGATGATTATTTTTCCCCTTCCTTCGGCTCCACTATGGAGGCAATAGCAGAGTTCTGTTTCAACACGTCTTTCATTTCGCTAAGGGCGTCATCAACGTATTTGCTAAAGGTTTCAAATGGCAAGACCTTTGCCAACCAAGGGAAACGCTCGCAGAACTTGTCGTAAACAGATGACAGCTTCAGTTTGCCCGTACCGGAACCGAACTCGCGTTCAGCACCAAGAACAGCCTGCAGAAGCCATCCACGAATCTGCTCGTACTTCTTGTCGGTGGACAGGTTGCGCCAACGCAGGACAGCCATGACGCCGCCAACGATAAACACAATGCCAGTAACAATTACATACCAGTTCTCCACAATAAATTCCATATACAAACTCCTCTCTAAAAGGTAGTGGGGCGGATTTCAGGTGCCGCCCTTCACCTTAGATTGCTGGACTCTCCCAGTTTGGGTCTTCGACGAAGCCTTTTGCCTTTGCGCTTTCGAATGTGATACCACCAGCAGAATGGTCAGATTTACACAGGTTCAAATAAAATGCGCATACCACGCCATGTGCCGACCACGGCAATCCAACCATTGCCCCAATCCACGGCAGCGCTCCGGTATAGTTCCGCTTTACGCAATAGAACGCTAAAAGTAACCCACCGACTGTAACAATCCACAGAAGGGAACGGATATCGTCAATCAGCTTTTTTGAAAAAGCGTCCTGTTTGCTTGTGCGTTTTCTCCTTCGCCTTGCTTGCTGTCTGCTGCCGCTATATGTAGCCATCACGCTTTACCCATCAGTTTTGCAAAACGATAGAACAAAGCAGCAGCCTGTTCACGGGTAAGCTGGTCAGCCCAAGCATAGTTGGGTTCACCATTCACCTCAGTGCCAGTGCCATTGATGAGACCGTTGGAGATAGCCCACTCACGAGCTTCCTTGCTCCAAGTGCCGCAGTCATTGTCCTGCAGCTCTGCACGGTACTCCTTCATCAGTTCCTTGAATGTGTCCAGAGTCATATCTTCATCCTCCTCTTTGCCGTCGCTGATTCTCTTTTTGAACTCTTCCCACTGTGCGTCGCCACTCGTCTTGTAATAGACATTCATGTCGGCGCAACACCACGGTCTCGGACAGAGTTTTCCGGTCACATCATAATGACGGATAACGTGGTCTGCAGGAATGTTGTACTGAGCCATCAGCTTCTTTGTCAACCATACGAGGTTGTCCACAACTTTTGGTTCGAAATACCAATCAGTATCAGAAGCCATAACCCTCTTGCGATTGATTTTGGAAGGGCGTGCTTCAATCCCGATGGAGTTAGAGTTACGGCACTCAGGGTGCTTGTACTTGTTCGCACCACAGTGCCATGCGATGTCCTTATCGCGGACACAGCGATAGATGGTATCGCCCTCGTCAAGCGCATAATGGGCAGACGCTTGAATACCCGGTGTCTTGAAATATTCAGAGACACTCTTTGCGGTTCCGAGCGCACCGAAATAATGAATGACGATGTACTTCGGAGTCATGTTGCCTGAACGGAAGTTAACCGTTGTCAGGTTGTCTACAATTTTCAACTTGCATCCTCCTTCCTGTTCTGGTGTATTGATTTGGATTTTGCCAGCGAACTTGTCGTAATAAGCTTGTCCGTAGCTGGCTCGTTTTTCTTGGACGCTCTGTCCCTGATTGGCAGGACGTTCAAATTGGAGAAGAACAGCATTGGATGCCTCACGGACAGACGATGCGCTCTTGAGGGTGCTCAGCAGCCCAGAATAGCCCACAGACAGCTCTTTAAGCAGGAAGTTGAGCTGGGCATCCATGTCCCCTACGGACGCTCCTGCGGCTTTACAGGAGGCAAGGAGAGCGTCCTTGCGTGACCAGTACGTCCACTGAGCTAATCCGTAACCGGCACTGTCTTTCACAAAGTTGGAATAACTGCCGCTATCGACGGCGGCAGTATATTCTTCATCAGTCATGCCAAGTTTCTTCTCGTATGTATTTTGGAGGTTCTTGGGATTCAGTCCGCTCTCTGCAAAAAGATTCCCCATCAAACCCGCGACGCCGAAATCATTCAGACCAGCAGATTTCAAATAGCGCCAGATTTTTTCGTCGGCGTTCATGCGAACCACCTCCTTGATAAAAGCATTGTTTTATAATCAGACAATCTTGTAATGCGGCTTCTCTTCGCCGAAAAACCAATAACGAAGATAATCGTCAAACACGATTGCCACGACAGATAAGCCAACCCACGCAAAATAGAACGGTAGACAGACTTGCCCCAAAATGTTAAGAGGGAGTCCAGAATAATCCCAGACACCCAGCTTCAACCATATATTCACGATAACGCCGGTGATAAACTCAAGGCAGGTCACCATTGTTCCGCCGATTAAGGCTTGCCACACGACTCCTAATTCCCACGGGAAGAGCTCGTTGATTAAACCAATAGAAACAAAGCACAGTCCACCGAGAATAAACATGGATGGATGACTGTGCCCACGCCAAAGCATCTCAATGCCGACATAGATTGCGCCGCCGATAACGGCAAGCACAAGCAGTTTGAGACATACCTTCAGCCGCTTCATATTAGTTGCCCAGCTTTTCTGTGATAGCGTTCATCTGAGCCTGTGCAACAGCAAGCTTTGCGTTCATCTCAGACAGGTACGGTTCTGGCAGCGTCATGCCGTATGTAACAGCAGAGATTTCTTCAGCACCTTCCAGTGACTGTACATACGCTTTCAAAGCATTGTGATAAGTTGTCTGAGTGGTAATAAGAGTTTGCGCCGCAATATAGATTTGGGCAATCTCAGCGGCTGTGTAGATACGGCAGACACCACCGTCTGATTGATATGGGAACTCTGTGCCGCCAAGCTCAACAACGCGGAACAGGTTCGCAATATTTGCTTGGTCTTCGATGCTGAGATTAAAATGAACGGCACCCTGTGTCAGCTCCAAATCAATACCCGCAACGATGATGGCGTTACAGCTCTTAGAAATTTCTGCAATCTTTGCAGCTTTGATAATAGCAAGAGAGTTGTCCTCTCCGACAATTTCGATTACGTCTTCCATCGTGACCCAGCCGCGTTCGACAGCCTTCAAAAGACCATTCATGTCGATAGCACCGGACTGGTACATGGCTTTCAGTTTTTCTTTCATCGATTACACCTCCAGCGCGGAAAGAATCAATTCGTCAACGAGGTCACGCTGATGGGCAACCAAAGAGCCGCCGTCACATTTGGCAACGACTACAGTGCCAGCACCCTCAATTTCGTCGTGACCAACCAGATTATACGGTTCGCTGTTGAATGCTACGCCAATCGCTTCGTCAACAGAGCATGGCGTAAAACTGCCGCTGTTGCCAATTTTGATATACAGAACGGAGTCGGTCATACCAAGCTCGGTTCCGTCCAGTGTGATAATTCGATACATTTAAGCAACCTCCTTTGCTCCTACCAACTTTGCGATGTGTCGGAGCGTGTCAATATCGGCGTTGAAGAAATCATGGTTCCACAGCCAGAAGTCTGCGTACTCAATGCGCTTATACGGCTGGCAGGTTGGGTCTTCCCAGACCTTGTCCCATCGATTTTGATAATTCGCATCGCGCTTTGCGAGCGTCTTTTGAATGGCTTGTGTTAATTTTCCACGGAGCATTCCTGCGCCATCGTCGTCACGGGCAAAGAACTGATGCGCGTTCTCGCTTGTTACAACGCAGAGGAGCTTGTCACCGTGGAAGATATATCCATTGGCTTCTTCACACATGGTCATAGCGGGGAGATTTACTTCGCCGCAAATTGCTTTGTCCTTGAAGCGTCTATGCACAACATATTTCATCCTTTTTTCCTCTTTCTCTAAAGTTTTCAATTCGTTCCGGCGAAAAACCGAAAACCGAATAAAAAAGCCTACGCAACCGAAGCACACGATTGTGGTCGTCGTAGGACTCAAAGTATGCGAGCATTCCGTTTACGGAAGTCCAGAGGTCGTCGTATGACATTTCTCCATTCTGGATTTTTGTACGGAATGCTTTTATTTTTCTTCGTGCTCGCTTTACTCCATCACGATTTCCGTTCATCACAACACGACCAGTTTCGGTCAAAATAAATTTTGCTTTGCAATAACGGAACGGCTTTGTGAGCGGGACAATTCTTGACTTTGATTTGCTAACAGTTAGCTTGAGACTCTCTGCCTTTGCCACAATCAGAGCCATGATTTCTTTGGCGTCTCGGTCAGGCGGAACAATGACGTAATAATCGTCCATGTAATGACCGGCGCACTTGATAGAGAGCTGGCATTTGATAAAGTTGTCCAGTGCAGACGGAAACGCAATCATTTCTGCCTGACTTGGCTCGACACCAAGCGGTAGACCAACTCCGCCCGAAACAGTGTTGACAACATCGTCTCCGATTTTTCTGATATCTGGGTTCAGCAATAGCTTCTCATGCCGCTTGAAGATTTCTTCATGGGACACAGATGGGAAGAACTGTTTGAAGTCAATCAGAATCACATTCCCATCTCGTCCATAACGACGGAAGTGCCAACGCAAGTCCTCTTTTAACATTCTCTTTGAGAACTCGAAGCCCTTGCTTTCAAGACTGGCGCCGTTGTTGTAAATCATCTCAGGACGATACAACGGTAGAAGTACCTTCTTGGTATAAACCTTGTGGACTTGACGGTCTTGGATTCTCGGTGCATCAATAGGGCGGGTCTTGCCGCGCTCTGAAATCGTGAAATGTACATATGCACCCGGAATCCATTTTCGCTCAAGCAATAAACGTCGTCTGCGTGCTGTTCCAGAGAACAGGTGCATCTCAAAACGTTGAGTGCTATTCTTCCAACGAACACCGTTGCAGCATTTCTTTCCAGCTTTGTACATATCATCGTATCCAAAGACATCATGCAGACCGCCAACTGTGGCGGCACGCCTTAACCTATTCTCTTCGCGCCTTGTCTTGCGCCTTTCGTAACGTCCTTTACGTCTACTCATAAAAATTATTCACCCTCCGTACAGATGTCTTGTAGGGCATCGTCTAATCTGCTTAATTCGTGACACATGAAACGAGGTAAGATGCATCTCTCGCCATGCACGCGCGGGTGCTCCGGCGGCGTTCGTGTCAAAATATCAAAGGGTAGTTTCGGACTTTCATCACGGGAAGTATTTCTCCTTTCGTAAGGGTCATAGTTCACCCTTTGGGCTACTACGATTGACCCAGACCATTTCTGGTTTACGAAATCCGGGGCGACGCCGTTGGAATACCTTGCGTTGTTATTGTTCGCGTTGCCGTTCGTGTTCACATTGCAGAAGTTGTTGCTGTTGTTGTAATTAGGAGAACGCTCCCACCACCAAGCAGTGGAACAGAGAGAGGCAAAAGACTCCCAACCGACAGGTTTTACAGAAATACACCCATAAATTTTCATAGACGTTTACCGGCTCTTATCGCTTTTCAACACATTGGTCAAAAGACCATTTTCTGCATCGATTAAATCACCAAGTTCCTGCGCCATGCGCTCCAGCTTTTTCTTCGCGTCTGACGCACCGACAGAGTTTCCGCTACCGGTCGTAAAACAACCGGACGGGTTCGTCATCATCAAGTCGTAACAATGAGCAAGGTGGACATCAAGAGCCATCAGGGAGGCTCTCGCTTCGAGCAGATGCTGCTTACGAAGTTCTTTTCGTGCCGCATCGGATGGATAGATGCTGTTTGCTTTTTCTGCGTGGTCTACAACTTCTGAGGCAAGCTCCGACACGGACTTAGATACGAGCCGGGAGTACCGAGATGACAACCTCGACAGGAAAGCGATGGTTTGGATGTAGATTTTGTTCGCCACGTTGACGAACTCAGCCTTACTTTCAGACCTGTGTGCTTTTAGGACTGACATAAGAATCTCCTTTCGTTCTTGGATTTATTAGCTCCGAATGCACTATTCTGGAGCCGTTCACCACTAATCGCAAAGGGTGTACCCTTGCTAATTATAGGATGGGGAGGGGGACGAGGTTCCCTTGCATTTACCGCAGAGGGTGTACCGTCCCTCTCCCTTAATGATTTGAACGCGCCCACTTCCGTGGGCTTGATACTGTTGATACAGGATTAGACGCGGAAAGCCGGGGCGACGCCGCTGGAATACCCTGCGGCGTTACAGTTCGCGTAGCCGTTCGCGTTCACAAAGCAGAAGAGG